AGGCGTCGAGACCGATTCGTTCATGACCCGCTAACACGTCGGCGCCATGCTCAAGTCATTCATCGACGCGCTGGCCCTCACTGACGACTTCGACCTCCGCCGGTGAAGTTGCCCAGGGCGTCGGGGGTAAACTGCTCGCGCATGACCCTCGCTCGCTTGTGGATGGCTTGCTTGCTAACGCCGTACATCTTCGCGATGTCAGGCGCAGGAAGACAGCCGGGCAGGTCGAGCGCCCAGGCCACGAGGCAGACGTGCCGGCGGAGGTTGAAGTCGTCAGTGAGGGCCAGCGCGTCGATGAATGACTTGAGCATGGCGCCGACGTGTTCGCGGCTGATGAACGAATCGGTCTCGACGCGTTGCTCCTGCTCGGTCGAGTTCCAGATCCTGCGCCATGGCTGGACCTCCAGCACGCGGCGAGGCTGGACCATCTCGCGATAAGGGAGCACGCCGCCCTCCCGCAGCTTGTGTTGCTTGTCCTTGGGCAGGGAGAAGAACCAGGTATCGAACGACCGGGCGTCGGCGTTGGGCGCCTGTAGGTCGTGCAGTGGTTTCGCCATCTGCTTTCGATTGGAAGGACGATGGTCAAAGAATCAAAGAGCAAGTGGCGCGGCTGTCGTGTTCGTCCACTTACGCGATACCGGGTCGAACGTGCAGAACCCTAGCCTGACGAGACGTGCCCGGAACGATCGCCAGTTGTATCCCTTCCTTGTCCTGCCTTTGCCCAGGAGAGGGACGGTGTCCATCATCAGCTTGATGAACTCGGGTGAGGTCATCGTGGCCGGCCAAGCTGAGACGTGCGTCCTGAGGTTGTCCTTCAGCTCGCGGTAATGGTCTCTGGCCTTGAGCACGTTCTTCTGTCGAGCTCGCTCCATCTGGTCAGGCTTGGTATCCCAGGCACGGCGCCACTTGCGGAGGAAGCGATACTTCGCCGCGAGACGTCGGCCGATCGGCTTGGGGTTACGACGCGGCATGGTCGGACCCGGTGAGGGGCGGTGCAGACGTAAAGGCGACCGACCCCCTCCCAAAGGGGGGAGGGGAAGCCTTTACAATCCCCCTTAGGGGATTACAAACTCTCAACGCTCGAAACATGGGTCGGGAGAGGGGGGTTGGTGGGGGGCTAGGCCGAGGGGGCTAGGGGGTTGGGGTAGGTGTCTTGACCCTCAGCGGGAGTCAAAACGCCTTGGCGACCCCTTGGCGGGGCTGGAATCGGCATCTCTAGAGGCGGGTCTGGTCGCCGTTTGGGGGGCGGTGGCTTCCTCAGGGATGGCGTACTCCCATCTTACGACCCCTTTCTGGCGGGCGTGGCGGATGGTGATCTCGTTGGCGAACTGGTCGGCGTGGTCCTTGAGGCCGGCACGGCCGCGGCGCTTGGTCAGGGCGAACTTGAAGATAGGCTCGTCGCCTGGGCATCTTTGCAAACACGCCACCTCCCTGCTCCAGTTCGTGAGTTCTGAGCTCCCGCTCCCAGCGTATGCTAGGTCGGCCACCGTCTGGCCTTCCTTGTCCTTGGCCGAGCGGGGCTTCGTCGTATGATGCACGGCCATGAAGACGGCCCCGGTCTCTTCCAGGACGGGGTTGATGCCGTGACGCAGGAACTCGGTCATCTGCTTCTGGTCGGAAACCTCGATACCGCAGAAACTCATCAGCGGGTCGCAGGCGAACCAGTCCGCGTTATGGCGAACGATTAACTCCTTCATGCGCTCAATGAACGCCGGGCCGACGGATCGGGTGTCGCGGTAGATGTGGAGGTTCTCGTTGAGGAGTCGCTCTTCGTCCGGGTATAGCATCATCCCGTCGGTGATAGATTGGAAGGCCTCGGCCACGTCTCCCCCGTCGTTCTCGGCCTGAGCCAGGACGACGCGTAGCGGTCGCTTGGGCGTGATGCCGAAGAAGGGACGGCCGACGGCGAGCGAGATGAGCAGCTGAAGGGTGAAGGATGACTTGCCGACGCCGGACTGCGAGACGAGGAGGAGTGAACCGCCCTTGCATAGCCAGCGGTTACCGATGAGGCAGGTCGGGTCATTAGCCGCGTCGAAGGCACGGAGGGCGGAGAGGGGCATGGCCTCGGCGGTGTCGCGGGTGGCCGTGCGTCCCTTGGCGGCCTTGAGCGAGCCCTCGGTGAAGGCGAGCAGGGCTTCAGGGTCGGCGCCGTCCTCCTGGGCATGTTCAAGGAGGCGGGAGGCCGTGAGGCTGATCTGACGGAGGGCGGCCTTCTGTTTGATGAGGTCGGCCCAGCCAGGGTTGAGGGCGGACGCGCCGACGGTCGTGGTCAGGTCGGAGATGAAGTGGGCCTCGACGGGTGACTTGGCTTCGCGGAGGCGCTGCGTGACGACTAACTCGTCAGGGGAAACGCCGGCCTCGGTTGAGCGCAGGATGGCCGCGGCAATGTCGGCGTGCTTCGGTTCGTGGAAGTCGGAGGGGATGAGACCCTCGGGCAAAGGGAGGGCGTCACGGAGGAGGACGCCGAGGAGGTGACGTTCCGCGTCTAGGGCGGCGGGGAGAGGCATAGGGAGGGAGGTTAGTGCCGATGTGCGGTCGGCTGGTCAAATACTTTTAACGCCGCTTGGGGGGCGGGCCGTAATGGTCGAGGGTGCGGAGTCGCCCGGTCTTGCCGATGAGGACACGATAGCGGGCCTTAACGAGCGCGCCGATGGCGATGGCCTTCTTGATGTAGACGCTGGCGGTATGGCCTGCCTTTAGTTTCCACTTGGCCGCCCACTGATCGCGAGTGAGGAAACCTTTCGGGGGCTTCACGGCGCTGCGGTTAATCTCCGCCATGACCGCCAGGAGCACCGGGTCGTTCCCGACGCGGGTATAGAGCATCTTCTTGCGTGACTTAGGCATTGGCTCAGGGGGTGAAGGTCTTGAGGTCTTTCGTCCAGATCCATTGATTGCCCATCTTGTGGACGAGCCATGCCTTGTAGTCGCCGCCGGCGGTGACGAAGCCTGCGACGAAACCTGAGCCCCAACGAGCTGAGGCTAGGCGTTGAGCGCTGTAGGCCATGTCTTCCTTCCGGCACAGACAGCCGGCCGAGAAGGCGTTCCCGCCTCCGTGCTTCGTCAGGGCGATGCTGGCGAGGTTGTGGGTGTGGCCGTGGATGAGAGCGCCGCCGTAGGGGGCGTAGTGGAGGCCTTGGAGAACGGTGGCGTTGGCTCCGTGGGCGTAGCCGTGAACCATGGCGACCGGGCCTAGGCGATAGACGCCCTTGTCTGCGTGATAAGGCAGGATGACCTTGGCGCCGCATTTGCGGGCGTGGGCGTTGATGTGGTCCTTCACCCCTTGGCAGTAGTCGCGGACCAGGGCGGAGCCGTCGCCTTGCGCCGCGTCGAGCCGGTGCTCGTGATTACCCCATAGCCAGACGTTGGGCCGCCAGCGGGTGAAGAAGTCCTTCCCCTCGTCGATATCAGCCTTGAGGGACTCAGCGCCTTCCTTATCCGTGCCGACGCCCTTGCGGAGGGAGCGGAAGTCATACTGATCTCCGCCGGCGATCTTGACGACGCTGCTCCCGCCGAAGTCCTTCGTGAACTCATAGAGCGCAGCCAAGGCCTCCGGGTCGGCCATGTCGCCGTGCGAGTCGGAAGCATAGATGAACTTGGTTAGTTTACTCATGTGCGGGTTTCGGTTTTAGGAGGGGCGGCTTCGTACTGCTTGAGGAGGTCGTCCCGTTTCCTCCGGGCGGCGACCAGGTTATCCCCTAGGGTCTCGCGGATGTCTAGGCCGTCACGGCGAAGCCGGAAGTACCAGAGGTTCCCGAGCTTCTGCATGTTGCGGTTGAGGGACTGCGGGCGGTCGTACTGCGGACGCTCCCCGTTGCCATACTTCATGTTCGACGGGCACGACGCGAGGAAGTCAGCGCGTTCGCGGGAGATGCCGATGCGAGCCGCCCAGGCGTAATCCTCTTCGGTAAGGCGCCGCGGGTCGGGCTTGGGGCTCATAGGTTCCAGTTGAGGGCCAAGTGTCTCCCCTCGTTCATTATGTGATTACGGGAGTTAGGAGCGAAGACGTATTCCTGATCGAAGGAATGCTCGGCCTTCAGTTCGCAGATGCTGTCGAGCTCCTCGTCGTTCGCCGGGCCGACGCCGGCGGTGGAGACGAAGACGGTGCGGACCTTCCAGCCACGCTCCCAGAGGATGTCCTGGCAGACGCGGACTTCGTTCAGGTAGCGGAGGTCGGAGCAGACGACGGTCTCGGGGGCGAGTTGGTCGGCGCTCATCTGGATCGGCGCGTAGTTGGCGAGGTTCTCGGCGAAGACGTTGACGTTGAGGGAGCGGGCGAAACGGCCGAGGGTGACGAGCACGTCCCGATGCCTGACCTTGAAGGGTTCTGAATGGAAGTCCCCCTCTAGGTTCAACGACCACATGAAGTCATTAGCCGCGTCCTTGAGGTGGTCTGCGAAGTTGGTCTTGCGGGCGGGTCGCTTGGCCCATTCGAGGATGCCAGTCGCTAGGCAATCCTTCCCCGCCCGGGCGAACCCCGAGATCAGGACGAGAGTCGGGGCGGCCATGGGGGTCATTCGGCAGAGGCCTGCGCCTTGCTGGCTCGCTTGGCTAGTTTGGCGGCGATGCGGACCTGTCGGGCGGAGATGCCGAGTTTACGGCGGATGCGACGATGGGACAGGTCGGGCGCCTTGAGCAGCGCATCGATTATGCCCTGCCGCAGCTTGAGGCGGTTGTCCATCAGAAGGGCGGGTTCGCTTCGTCGATTGCGGGCGTGTCGTTGACGACGGGCTTCTGGGAGCCCTTGGGGTAGGTAAGGCTGTAGCCGTATTTCTTGCGGCCGCTGGCGCTGACGCCCTTGTCGGTCACCTCGACGCCGATCAGGCAGGTCTGGAGAAAGGCCGGACGCATGAACTCGATGAACTCGGCTTCAGAGCAGTCCGTGCGGAGCAGGTCCTTGTCTTCAGCCCAGCCGCCGTTGAACTTGGCGCGCAGGAGATTCAGCGCCTTGGGGCTCTTGCTGGTGAACCGCTTGTTAAGGCAGTTACCTTTGTCGTCCTGAAAGTGGACCATGTAGTAGATGCAACCGTTAGGCTCCTTGGTATCAAAGTCCGTGTCCGGGTAGAACTTGCCGAACTTCATCGGGAATAGTTTGAGCTTGTAGGTGCCACTGACAGAGATGTCCGTGAGCGTTTTCTTTTCGTTGTTGGGTTCCATGTTAGGCGAAGTTGATAGGGGTGGCTGCGGAGGTCGGCGCGTTGAGGTCGATCGTCTGGATCTCGTCAGGGTAGCCGGGCCACTCGCCCAGGGCGGAGCACGACTTGTAGAGGGTCACGGCCTTCTCGAAATCGGCGACCGCGTAGGACGTGAGCTCAGGGCCGAGCTCATAGACGGCCGTCGCCATCGTTTCCTTTTCGACGCAGGCGAAGCGGAAGCCGCGGGGGCGTTCCTTCGTCTCGATTTCGTAGACGGTGCGGTAAAAGTGTTGCTGTAAATTATATCGGAACGAACGCACTGCAGCGAGGAAGCCTTTGGGCGATGCGTCGAGGCAACTTTTCAGGTCCCAGATGTAGCCGTCTTCGGAGATCAGGTCGATGGCCGACTTCAGCGGGCATCCGCAATAGTCTACGGCGTACATCACTTCTGCCCGGGCGATAGTCACCTTGTGCTTCGCGAGGAGATCGCGGGCGGCGGTGCTCATCTGCTCGACTGTCAGGGCGTCCTCTGACTTGAGGATGGTCTTCCCTTCGTTGAGGGTGGCGAACTCGGCCCAGGCGGCCTTGCCGGCGGACGTGCGTCGGTCGATGCCTTCGGGGGCGGTGGCGTATAGCGAGCCGTAGAGATCGGGCTGGAGCACGGCGCAATGGATGGCCGAGCCGAGGATCAGGGCGGGCGTGGGCTCGCGGTCCTGCTTGAGGTAGGCCTGATAGTGAAGGCCGGACTGGATGAGGGCCTTCGCGCCGCTGTAGTTAAGAGCGGCCGTGGCGTCGTAGGTTTTGCGGTCTGGGATTTGCATGTGCGTGTGGGAAAGGTCAGAGGGCGTCGTCTTCTGCCGGCGTCTCGTCTTCGACTTGCGCCGATAGCCGGTTACAGAGGTCGAGCGCATGGTCGGCAGCCAGGGCGATACGGTCGAGATGATTGCGAAGGGTTCTTTCATTCGCCACGATGACCTTGAGTCGGTCATAGAGGGGCTTGATGTGATAGGCCTCCTCAATGGCCTCGGGGTTAAGGGCGGAGGCCTCAGTGCGGGCGGCGTGGATGCAGTCGTCGAGTCGGCCCGCGTCAGAGATCAGGTCGGCGCCTCCATGCTCCGGGCACATGGCGCCGATTTCGGCCGTCAGCTGCGTGAGGAGGTTTCGCATGTGTTCGCGGTTGGTCATTTGATGAGATGTAATTCTTTGATTTCGCCGTTCGGGGCTAGGGTGAAGAAGCGGACCTGAGAGCGCTGGAGGGACGGGAACGTCTTGCGCTTCCAGGCGTTCAGGTCGGTCAGGAAATCGGCCGACTTGCGGGCGGTAAACTCGACGTACGGGAAGCCGTCGAGGAAGAGGAGCAGGGCGTACTGCTTAGGCACGGTCAGGGCGATGCGCTCAATGCCCTTGGGAAGGTCGCTCATTTGCTTTTGCGGGCCTCCAGCCAGTCGGTGATGCTAGAGGGAAGGGGGTCGTCTCCGTAGACCTTGCGGCCTAGGGCGGTATAATGAAAGGCGAGCAGATCGCCGGCCTTACGCAGGCGGTCAATCTCGACCAAGAGCTCGGCGTATGCGCCGTAAGCCACAAGGACCCCGTGCTGGTCAGTCTTTACGACACCGTGGCCGACTGCTGTGTATCTGGTCGGGGCTCTCATTTGCCGAAGCGGGCTTCCTTCCACTTGGCGACGGTGGCGATCATGACGGCCTTGGAGATCTGGCAGGTGATCATGCCGGAGCCGAGGATGTCCTCCATGACGCGGGAGAGTTCGTTTCCTGCGTAGCGCAGTTCGCCGATGGTCTGGGTTTGGTTCTCGCAGCGCTGCTCGGCACGGCGGCAGGCATCAGCCCAAAACTCTTCGTTGTTAGGCATGGATGCGGGCCTCTTTCCACTCGCGCATTGCGTCCATCAGTTCCTCGGGGGTCACGGTCTGGGCGTTGCGGTAGCAATAGGCGAGGGCGTCCCCGGCCTCGCGGAGGGTCTCCAGGCGTTCCTCCAGCTGACGGATGCGGGCGTCCTTGGCGTCGAGCATGTTCCCCTGATGCATGGCGCGCATCGCGGCCTTGATCGGGTCGAATGGGTCGAATGGGTCGGCGGGCTTCTGGTCGCTCATCGGCGGATGACGTTGAGAAACGCCGTCTGGTTTGCGTTGATCATGGCGACGTGGTCGGGGCTCAGCTCGGCGAGCGCCTGACCTACCTGGAGCCAGCCCTTGCCGACGACGTAGGCCTGCGCCTTCGGCAGAAGGTCGGTCGGGATGAAGTCCGTCCAGGCCTTGGGGAACTTGGCGGAGGCGACCGGGCGGGAGGCCGCGGCGCCGTCGTCGTCCGTGTCCACGCTGATGCCCGCGGCGGTCGAGGCCGTGATGCGCCGGCTGTACGTCACCAAGGAGCCGACCTGCTGGGGGGTCAGGCCTTCGGCCTTGAGCAGAAGACGCCCGGCTTCAAAGACCGTGCCGTCGGCGTGGATGAACTGCGAGAGGACGCCGACCTTGCCGTCCTCGGAGATGATCTGCTGACGGAGGGCGAGGTCGTACTTCGCGAGGATGGGTTTGATGGCATCCAGAAGCACGTCGAGACTGACGTATCTGGCGGTGAAGTTAGCCTTCACGGTCTTGTTGGCGCCGACGTTCTGGAGTTCGGCGAGGGCCTTCACCAGAGCGGCGACGGCGGACGGGGTGCTGGTTTCTTTGGGCATAGGATGAAAGGGGTTAGTCCTTACGGATGAGGTCGCGGATGTCGGGCTTGCCGATGGAGTCCTTGAGCACGGACAAGGAGATCTGGCGGGTGACGCCGTCGATGACCAGGTTGAACGCCGGGCCCGCGGCCTTGATGGTCGGCGTGAGGGGCTTGGCGACGGTGCCATCAGGCATCAGGAGGTAACGGGTGCCGGGGATGACGGCGTAGGCCTTCATCTCGGGGACGTTGGAGGGTGCGGATTTCTTCATAATGGGAAAGGTTACAAAAGGGAGGGTTTGCCTGAGTTATGTAAACTCAGTTGATGGCGCCACGTTGGGCGGCGTGATACAGGAGCAGGGCGTCGGCGTTCCAGAGCGCCACGTCGATTCGGCTGCCGTAGAGTTCCAGCGCGCGGGCCTTCAAATGGTTCTTCCACTTCTTGCCGTGGTCCTTCTTGCTGCCGAGCGAATGGGCGGCCTGCCACGCCTGGGGCTTGACGCGGTGGATGATGAAGCCTTGCGCGACTGATGCGCCGTAGATCATGCCGAAGTTCTGGGCGAGCCGGGCGATGGAGTAGCCAGGGATGCCGGGGCCGTAGCCGGTGAGGGACGGTTCTTCAAGGTAGAGCTCGACGTCCTTGGCACGCAGGGAAATGTCGGCGATGTATTGCGCGACCTCCACGTCCGTCGGCGGCATCTTGTCGCAAGTGATCTCGGGCTCTCCGTCCTTAGACCAGACGATGGCGCCCGATTGGCCGGGGTCGATTGCCACGAGTATGCGTCCCATGGTCAAAGGTTTTGCGGATGGTCACCGCGTCTGCGAGTCAAATAAATTGGCGACGCGGACGGCGTAGTCGTTAGGCCGCCACGCTAGCTCACGGGCTCCCGTCAATCCGCGGTTCCAGCAGAGGGCTAGGACGGCGGGGGCAGGGTTGGCTATGCCCAGAGAGGAAAGCCGTCTCCTGAGGCAACGCAGATAGGCGCAAGCCATCATGTCCTGAGCGGTCGCGTCCCGCCATTGGAGCCAGGAGTAGGTCGGGCGTCCTTCGGCTTTCAGCTGCGCGTTGGCGTCGGCCCAAGCGGTGGCCTTCATCTGGTACTTGCCCCGCTCGCCGTGGCGGCCGATGGCCTTGCGCTGATCTGCGAGGTGCCCGGTCTCGACGTCGCCGATCGCGTTGAGGAGGGCCATGTCGGTCTTAGCCTGGGCGGAGAGTCCGAGGAGCAGCAGGGCGACGACGGAGAAGCGCTGGTTGAGAGTCATAAGGGCAGTCCGTTGATGGTCAGGGTTCCGTCGAGGGTGATTTCGTATTCCTTCCCGTGGGTTGACTTGATGCTGATCTGAACGACGCCCTTGGAACTCTTTGCCAGTTTGCGGTCTAGTTCAAGTATCTGCTTTTTTAATGCAGTGACTTTAGAGTCTCTCCTTTGCAGGGTTTCCTCGACCTCCCTATGCAAGACGAAAGGGCCGTCTGACTTCATCGACGCGACTCCGGCTATGATGCTATAGCGCCTAGGCATCTTGGACGCGTCTCGGGGTGACGGAGTTGGTGACGGTGAAGCCGTCCGCCGGGTAGCGGTAGGAGTAGATCAGGCCGACCCATCCGCCGGCCGCGACGAAGGCCTCCAGCTTGAGGGGCTCCACGCCGTCCTCCCAGAGGGCCTCCTCGTAATGAGCGAGGAGTTTCTTCATGCGCGTCGAGGCGATCGCGGCCTTGGCTGACGCGATGTCACCGCACTCCACCCGGCAGTTGACCTCATAAAGCTCACGGAAGAGCGCGATGAGCCCGTCAGGATGTTGGATGCTCACGACTCGGAGTCCTCAGGGATGGGGCCGGCGTCCGGGGTGATGGCCGAGCCGCGGATGATGGCGTCGTTCAGGTCGTCAAGGCGCTGACGGAGGAAGTGGATCTCCTCAGACTGGTCGGCGATGATGTGGGCCTGAAGGGTCAGCGCATCGTCCTGTCGGTCGCACAAGGCCTTGAGGGCGTTGGCAGCCATGTGCAGGGTCTGGGCGTAGGACCAGGGGAAGAGCCACCAGAGAGGCGGCTTCGTGTTGGGGCGGATGATGGTCATCGGTTTGTAGGGGCGGTGGGATGGGTCAGGCATGATGCTTGAGGGTGGAGACGTCACGTTCGGCATACTTGCGCTTCAGGTGGCCGTTGTTGGCGAGCCAGCGGTAGACGACCGACTTGTCCAGGCCGACGGCCTCCGCGGTCTTGCCGGCCGCATAGCCGGTCTTCTTGTAGATCGGGAGAATCCTTGCGGGCCAGTCCGTCGTGTCGTGTTTGAAGAAGGTCCGGCCGTTGTGGTTCTTCAGGCGGCGGCCGAGGATGCGGAGCCAGAGGTTCACGTTGCTGGCCGAGCAGCCGAGGCGGGCGGCCACGTCGGGGGCGTTCAGGCGCTCGCGTTCGTCGAGCTGCGGGAGCATGGCCTCGAAAGCCCGGATGCGGTCGTGCTTCAGTTTGCTCATCTTGATGCCGTTGATTTCGTGCGTCTTCTTGGAGCCGCGGGGGGAGTGTCCTTTGGGCATGGTCTTAGGCGCGGGGTTTGTAGGGACCGCGCTTCTTGAGGTTCACCCAGGTCGTGTTCGTGATGTCGAGCCACTGGCGGAGGGTGCAGACGGTCGTCTCCAGGGCGGCGGCGGCGTCGGCCTGCGTCTTGCCGGCGGCGTTGAGCGCGGCGATCTGCGGGAGGATGGCCTGAAGGCGGACGGCGGCGTAGACGGCCATCGGTCGCTTGAGGGGGATAGGACGCCCGGCGAAGGTCAGGCGGTCCGTGTATGGGTGATGTGCGTTGGGCATGGTAGGAAGGTTAGGCGAGGTGCCAGCAGAGGATGGTGACCTTGGGGTTGGAGTGCGAACCAGCGTCCCGGTACTCGACGACCTGATCGTATCGGGAGCAGACATCGGCCTTGGCCTTGGCGGTGACGTACTTGTTAAAGTCGCCGGCGGTGGGCTCGCTGGCGAGGACGACGAGCTGACCACGAGCGTGGTCGATGCCGTACAGGGCGTAAGAGCCGAGGCCCTTGACGGAGCCGTCTCTGTCCTTGAGGCTGGCGGCCTTGCGGAAATCGATCGCCTTGCGCTTGAGGAGTTCGGTCATGGCCTTGTCGGAAACGAGTTCGGCCTTGGGTTTGGTGGGGGTGCTCATGTGTGTGCTGGGTTGGGGGAGATTACTTGTCGCCGCGGATGCAGACCAGGGACGGGTGACGGAGGGAGTCGTCGGGGGTGACGCAGTGGAAGGCGACCTCGGCGGTCTGGCCGATGAAGTGGGCACGGCGGGCGAGCAGATCACGGCGCACGGTGTCGGTCATGCCGGTGCCGACGCGCACGAAGCGACGACCAAGACGCACGACGATGTGCCCGGCCATGTGGGCGCAACGGCCCTTGCCTTCGATTACGTCCACGATGACGGCGTCCACGGTGTCAGAGGCCTTGAGTTTCTGCCAAGCTGCGGAGCGGGTGCCGACGTGGTAGAGGGCGGAGGCATCCTTGACCATCACGCCCTCGAAACCTTGCGCCGTGAAGTCGCGGAAGGCTTCCTCAGGGGTGACCTCCTGGAGCGATGGGATAAGGAAGACCGAGGAAGGGGCAGGGAGGACGGCGCCGAAGAGGTCGCAGAGGAACTTGCGGCGGGCGCGCTGCTCACGGCTTGCGAGGGAGGGGATGTCGAAGACCCAGAGGCGGGCGTCCAGGGCGGGCTCGGCCGACCTGATTTCGCCGACATCGTTGAAGAAGCCTTTGCCGGCTACGGCCTCGGCGTCGAGCACCCAAGTCCCGCGGAGGGAGCCGAAGAGGTCGAGCACTTCGCCGGCGAGGTGGGCGAGGGAGGGGATGGGGTTGCCACGGCGGGAGGCGAAGGCGACCTGACGGCTGTCCAGGTCGGCGGTGATGATGACGCGGACGCCGTCCACCTTGGGCTCGCAGGTGTAGAAGGCCGGAGTCTCGCCGCAGTAAACCTTGGCGAGCATGGCGATGCCGCGGGGGGCAGTCGGTCGGGGGCGTACGTTCGGACGCACGTTGAAGAAGTCGATGTGTGAACGGGTGCTCATGGCGATCAGCGGGCGCGGCGGTGGGTGACCTTGGCCTTCACCGGCTCAGGGCCGTTGATGGCGCGGGCGAGTTCAGGACCGCAGAAGGTGACGACGGCCAGCCAGCCGAAGATGACGATGAACGTGAGGGCGATGAGAGACTTCATTGGATTAGGCGCGGAGGGAGTTGATCTGGTTGGTCACCGCGATGAAGCGGTCTTCGGCGTTATCGATAGCAATCTGAATGCCTTCGATGAGGAGGTCATTGACGCGGCCGGCGAGGCGAGCGCGTTCGGCCTGGAGGGAACCGATTTGGCGGCGGAGGTTGTTAGCCTCGCAGCTCAGTTCGGTGAGTCGGATATTTTTTTCGGCTTGGGTGTTCATGTGCGGTTGTGCCCGATCACTCTCCGAGGGTTTCATCATTCGGTCAAGGTCTTTTGTCGGAAACTTTGACCAGCAGAAATAGGGTCCCCTCCGGCGAGGAGACCGAGGCGACCGGCCTCAACCGACCCGGCGCATGGGGGGCTCCCGCGTGAAGCCCGATAGTCCCAAGCCGCCGTTAAGGTCCGTTCTGGGATTAACTATGCCCCTAGGTGTCCGTCCGTCAAGGGGCATTAGACCCCTCTGGCTTGCCCTAGGAGACGCTTTGACGGCGGGAGCGTAAGAAGACCGCCACCCCCACCCCTAGGCACCCCACGGCCAAGGCCCAACCGAGGTCGCGGACTGACCGCAGGGCTAAGGTCGCCGTGCTCATGTTGCGCTCGAGGTCGGCCGAGTCGGACTTCAGGCCCGCGTCCGTCACGATCATGACCAGGGCGTCGGTCGATTGAAGTTGGTCGAGGACGTACCCGGCGATGTAGGCGGACGACAGGGCCGAGACTCCCGCGAAGGCCGTGATGAGGGTGACGGCCAGCAGAAGGTTATCGCTTCCGCTTTGCTTTGCTGGCTTTGCATTTCCCATGGGGTTTGAGTTTGGCGGTGACCGCTCCGACTTCCTTCTCTCCGCGGGCCTTGATGTAGCGCATCAGGTAGTCGAGGCATTCGGGGGCCGCGTAGCCAGCCGCCCCGACGACGGCCATCCGCAGGCCCGGGCTTTGGATGTGGTCTTGGATGCCGTACCCGACCAAGGCCGCGGTGATCGCGGCGGCGAGGACACGGCGCACGACCCAGCCGAGGGAGACGGGTTCGGTCGAGAGCAGCAGGCGGGCCGTCATGGCGAGGCCGCCAAGGACTGACGCGACGACGCCGTCCTTGAGTTCCTTCGGGATGTCCTCGGGACTGATGGGCGGGGAAGGGCTCATGGATTGATGACGGTTCGGCGGTAGCCCATGCGCCACAGGGCTTCGGCGATGCGGGTCGCTCCGGCCTCGACCGCGTCTTCGTCGAGGAAGGGATATGTGTCGTGGACGAGCTCGTGGACCACCGTGTCGATGAGCTCATGCTCCGGCTGCCGAGGGTCGATATGGATGTCTCCGTAACCTTTCCAGCAATAGCCGAAGGGCGTCTTGCAGTTCGGATTATGCGAGGGCTTTACCTTGCCCAGGATGCGGAAGGTGAAGTGGGGCTCCGCGTACTTGACCGCGGGCGGGTCAGACTTGGGGCGGGGCTTGCTCATCGTCTGAGGGCTTGGAGTTAACCTTATCGCGAGCCATGTCGAAGACTACCCAGACGCCGAGGCCGAGCACGACGACGACCGTGGCGATCAGGGACCAGATAAACCAAGGGGACGATAGTATGGTTGAGATGCCGATCAGGATGCCTCCAAGGGCCACGCAGGCCCCGGCGCGGAGGTACTGACCGACGATGGCTAGGCCGAGGGCGGCGAGGAAGCAGAAGCCGGCGGAGACGCGGAGGGGAGACTTGTTGGCGGACTCCTCCGATTCCTTCAGCGCGGCGGTCAGGTCTTCGATTCGCTTGTCCTTCAGCTGCGAGACGCGGAGGGCTTCGGCCTGCTGGGTTTCGAGTTTCTCCCAGGCCTTAGTGACGGCGGTGGCGAGTTGCCGACCGAAGGCCATCTGGCGGGCGTAGTCCACAGGGTCGGCCTTGGTCGCCCGGGCCATGGCGAAGGCCACGTCAGAGTCGGGGGGGGCGGGCAGATAGGACTGGGCCAGACGAGACTCGGCGACCACGACCTTCGGCTTATCGGCGTTGCGCTCGATTGCTACGAGGGCCGAGGCTACGCGGTGATCCGTCTTGTCGAGGTCTTTGCCGAGGGACTGGACAACGTCAGGCTTGGTCGGGCCGGGAGGCTGGACAGGCAGGGGCTCCGCGTCTCCCTTGCGGAACAGACTGCACCCAGCCAGGGCCATGACGGCGATGACCAGGAGCAGGCGCATGGATTACTTGCCTTTGAGGGCGTCGAGAAGGCCGCGGCCCT